GAACGGCAGATTCAAGCAGCAAAAAGACAGAAGCTGGCACTTGAATGTAAGACAGAATTTCTTAAGTTTGTTAAGTTTACAATGCCAACTGTTTCTGACCCAAACAATATTGATGAGTCGATATTCAAGGATGCAAGGCATCACAGGGCAATAGCACTGGCACTAGAGAAGGTAGCAAAGGGGAAGATAAAGAGACTGATAGTAACACTACCGCCTAGACATGGTAAATCGGAGATGATCAGCAGACGTTTCATCCCGTGGCTCATGGGAAAAGACCCATACAAATCTATAATTTTTGCAACGTACAATGAAGATTTTGCACAAGATTTTGGATCAGATTGCCGCTCGATTATGGAAACTCCGCAGTTTCAGCAAGTCTTTCCGGGGTTTAAGTTCCGTCAAGGAGGTGCTTCTAAAAGTCGCATCCAGACTGATAATGGTGGTATGTCAGTTTTTGTTGGCAGGGGTGGTTCTATCACTGGTCGTGGGGGAGATATTCTTATCGTGGATGATCCGATTAAAGACTCTGTGGAAGCGATGTCTCCAACGCTTAGAGAAAATCTTTGGTCATGGTTCACGCAGGTTTTTATGACTCGACTAATGACCGAAAGGTCAAAAGTCGTAATTGTAACTACACGCTGGCACGAAGACGATTTAGTCGGCAGATTAACTGACCCAGCTAATCCGCATTTTACAGAAGCGGAGTGTAGCAAATGGAAGATTATTAACCTTCCAGCATTTGCCGGGGATAGCGATCCCCTCAAGCGAAAGGAGGGCGAAGTCTTATGGCCTGAGAGGTTCAATACGGATTTTCTTGAAGCACAAAGAAACTTAGACCCTAGAGGTTTTTCTGCACTTTATCAGCAACAACCAAGTCCAGAGGATGGAGATTTATTCCAGAGAGAAAACATACAGTATTATGAAAAAAGAAACCTTCCGGGGAGTTTAAGAATTTATGCTGCTAGTGATCACGCTGTTGGTATTGACAAGACAAGGCACGATTTAACCTGTCTGCTAGTTGTTGGAGTTGATGACAATGAAGATATTTATCTGGTTGACTGTTGGTGGGCAAGGCAACCTTCGGACGTAGTAGTCAAGGCAATGATAGAACTAATGAAACGCCACAAACCCTTGATTTGGTGGGCAGAAAAAGGGCATATTTCAAAAGCAATTGGGCCGTTCCTGCGTAAGCGGATGTATGAAACTTCCACCCATTGCAGGATAGAAGAAGTCACACCCGTTGCAAATAAAGTACAGCGGTCACAAAGTATAATTGGGCGAATGGCAATGAAGAAAGTATTTTTTCCCAAAGTAAGCCCTTGGAGTGGTAAGGCAGTGGATGAGGTATTAAAATTTCCAAATAGCCGCCACGATGATTTTGTTGACACTTTAGCATGGATTGGAATGGGATTAGGACAATTACATTCACCATCAGCTCCAGCTAGGCAAAATCTTTTTCCCAAATCTGGGACACTTGCTTGGTGTAAATGGCAATCAGATATGGACAAAAGAAACTTAAAATCACTATCATCAGGTTTTTAAATGATTGAAATCGAACAGGCAATTGACCGAGGAGTTGTCGAAGAAGAAGACAAGGAACCAACGCTCCGTAGAGAAGCGTTAGTAAGTCTTTTAATTGACCGGGTGAAATCTGCAAAAGAATATCACTCCAAAGCCTTCAAACAAATGAAGGTTGACATGGATGCCGTATATAAAGGGTATACGGGTAATAACTGGGACGATGAAAAATACGTTGCCAATATTCTCCAGAGGCACGTTGCCCAGCGAACTTCTGCACTCTACGCTAAGAATCCCAAGCCCGTTGCAACCAGACGGAAGCGCATGGATTATGAGGTTTGGGACGGGCAGGAAGAAAGCATGGCAAAGGCTCTAGCCACTGTAACTAAGTTAAAGATGCAAGGGGGAGAGCCAGACCAGCAAGCACAGGCAATTATAGATGATCGTGCTAAGGTGAAGGTTGAACGCAGTCGAATGGACAAAGTTGCTCTGTGTCTTGAAATGCTTTTTGAATATTTCATGGACGAGCAACATCCAACTTTTAAGAGTCAGATGAAGGCTCTGGTACGCAGAGTTATAACAACATCGGTTGGCTTTGTGAAGGTTGGCTACCAGCGAGAAATGGACAGATTGCCGGACATCTCGTCTAAAATGAGTGATGTACAGGCACAGGTTGATCATCTCCGAAGAATAGCAAGTGATGCAGAAAAAGGGGATATTGAACAGGATGATGCAGAAATGGAGGAACTAATGCTTTCCCTTGAAGCATTACAAAATGAACCTCTGACAATTATTCAAGAGGGGTTGGTATTCGATTTTCCAGAATGCGACTCCATTATAGTTGATCCGATGTGTCGTTTGCTCCGTGGTTTTGTTGGAGCAAGTTGGGTTGCACATGAGATGTACTTGTCTCCTGAAGAGATAAAAGAAATTTACGATGTTGATGTACAGGATAATTATCTATCGTATGACATGAAGGGCAACCAAACTGGCGTGAAGGCAGGACAGTCTAACTATAACCACTTCGGTAGCAGTACGGATAACGTCAGAGATGGTCTGGCTTTAGTTTGGGAAATATATGATAAGAATGCAGGATTACTTTACATTGTGTGCGATGGTCATAACGATTTTTTATCCGAACCAGAATCACCACCAATAAAGCTGGAAACATTCTGGCCTTTCTTCGCATTGTCATTCAATGAGATTGAACACAAAGACCTACTTTATCCTCCGTCTGATATTAAACTTCTTGCTCCGATGCAACATGAATATAACAGAGCCAGACAAGGATTGAGGGAACATCGCAGGGCAAACAGGCCAAAGTATGCCGTACCAGCAGGGATGTTAGAGCAAGAGGATAAGGATAAATTAAAAGACCCTCCTGCAAATGCAGTCTTGGAATTACAGGCATTGGTGGCAGGGCAGAAAGTGGATGATGTAATACAACCTGTCAAACAGATAGGTATTGATCCGAATCTGTATGAGGTGCGAACTATATTTGATGATGTCCAGTTGGTCGTAGGTCAACAGGAAGCTAATTTTGGTCAGGTATCGAAAGGTACTGCAACTGAAACTAGCATCGCTGAATCGAGCAGGATGAGTGCCATAGGTGCTAATATTGACGATCTCGACTCTTTTATGAGCGAAATAACCAGAGCAGCTGGACAAGTCTTACTCCTAGAAATGTCTAAAGAAGAAGTGATAGCAATTTGTGGCCCCGGGGCAGTTTGGCCTGAGTTTAAGAAAGAAGATGTCTTGAACGAAATATATTTACAGATTGAAGCAGGGAGTACAGGCAAACCAAACAAAGCTATGGAACTGCAAAACATAAAGAATTATTCCATTCTTGATCCAGATTCCAGGTATTGATCCTAAGTTCCTTGGAAAAGAGTTGTTGAAAAGATTGGACGATAAAATGGATTTAACAGAAGCAATTATAGATAAGTTGCCTTCAATCGTTGCTCAAAATATGATGCAAGGTGCGAAGGCTCAAGCGCAGGGTAGAGGGGGCAACGCTCCTGAAGCGCAAGGTGGACAGGGGGGCAATAATGCTCCGCTACCAAAATCCCCCGGTGGTGGTAAACCACAAGCCGGGATTAATGTTTAACAATTAACCAAAGGACGTATTATGGCAGAAGAAGAGCCACAGGAAACGGAATCGTCCCCCGTTTCTGAAGAAGTTGTTACAGACGAGTCTACCACAGAAGTTGCGGAAGACACGGCATCCCCGTCAGATGCCCCGGAAGTTGAAGCAGAAACCACACAGACTTTAGAGGATGTAGTGCAAGATGCACTTGGCCCTTTAGAGGAAGATGTTGTTGTGGAAGAAGCGGAAACTACTGAAGAGACAAAAGTCACGGAACCAATTGAAGCCTCTGAAGAAACACCAAAATCGGAGGACTACAAGGACGTTCCATTTAATAAACATCCTCGTTTTCGGAGTCTCGTTTCCGAAAAAAACGAGTTAAAAGAAACTGTTGGAAAACTTCAATCTGATTCAGAAAAACTTCAGAATGATTCAGAACAGTATGCCAAGATTACAAATTTTATAGAGAAGAATAACCTCTCTGCAAAGGATTCAGTTGAGGGATTTAAAATAATGGCAGCGATTAGAAATAATCCAGACCATGCCTATAAAATGCTGGCACACCATTTAGGCAATATGTCTAAAGTTACTGGAAGAAGTATACCAGAAGACATCCAAACTAAGGTGGATGACGGGTTTCTTGATGAGGATGCAGCAAAAGAGTTGAGCCAAACAAGAGCAAAATTAGCACGGGTACAAAACCAGCGTAAAGTTGACCATGCTAAGACCGAAAAGCAACACTCTGCACAGCAGAGTAATATGCTTACAGGTGCATTGCAAACGTGGGGTGAAAACACTTTAGCAAAAGACGTTGATTTTAGTCTCAAGCAAGAAGAATTTAATGATCGTGTCGTTGCATTAGTAAATGAGCGAGGACAGCCACAAACTCAGGCAGATGTATTGGGTCTTGTAGAAGATGCGTATGCAACTGTTAATGAGAGATTTAAGGCTAGACAACCTCAACCAAGTGCAATGAAGACGGCAACAGGTGGTAAACTTAGTGGGACTCCAGTAGCAGAACCTGTCTCTTTAAGAGATGCAATTACGCAGTCTTTGAACCAGATGTAAAGCTACAATATTGGGTTCCTCTGTGATATAAAAGGAACAAAATGGCAGCCTTAACAAGCGACCAATTGGCTAACGTAGCCAACGCCTCTTTAGATTTTTTTCTAAATAAAGGGGACGTTTTAAGCCAGACTATTCAAGATAAACCGCTCTTTAGTGCTATGGACAAAGGTTCCAAAAGCTATCCGGGCGGCAAAGGTCTTGTTGATCTGGCAGTCAAGGGAGTCTATGAATCTGCATTAGCTGGGTATACAGCCACAGATGCGGTGACATACACAAACCCTGACCATATCAAACGTGCTAAATATACTTGGCACGAACATCACATTGGTATTGAAGTGACTCATACCGAACTTAAACATGATGGAATTTCCGTAAGCGATGCGCTTACTGGAGAAACCTCAAATGTTTCTGGAAGAGATAAAACTGTTCTTGTAAATCTTTTTAAAGACAAAATGGAAGATATGCTAGAGGGGTATACCAGAGGTATGAATAACTTATTGTACACCGATGGGACTTCAACAACTGCTATGACCGGGATACGGGGTCTTATAGCCGATAACCCAGCAGCAACAAGTGCCGCAGTTGGAACACTAAGAACGGATACGAACACTTGGTGGCGTAATCGTTTTGATGTGGCTATTTCAACTACAGCAACAGGACAGGTTCTGATTGATAAAATGCATTCAGAAATCCGTCAGTTGCGTAGATACGGGGGCAAACCTTCAGTCGCAGTTTGCGGTAGTGCCTTTCTTGATCAACTCAGCAAAGAGTTGAAAAATAAGGGTAACTTCACACAAACTGGGTTTGATCAGAAACAAGACATTTCGATGGGTGAAGTTTATTACCAAGGTATTAAATTTCAGTATGACCCAAGTCTTGATGATCTGACCATCTCAGGTAAAGCACCCACCAAGCGATGCTACATTATTGACCCATCTAAAATGTACCTTATGTACATGGATGGTGAAAAAATGAGTCGGCATTCGCCAACTCGCCCACATGACAAATATGCTATTTATCGTGCGATAACTACCACAAGCGTTTTGTGTGCAAGTCAACTTAACTGTCATGGTGTTTACGAAATTGCGTAACTCCTGACTTAACTAGGCAGTCTTTCGGGACTGCCTAACCTTAATAAAAAACTAATATGGAAAATGTTTATCGAGCAAATGTGGCAATTGGCGGTGACACTGGAAGCACAGTTGTAAAAGAGGGAATTTCAGTCCCAGAGCTATCAGTATTACAACATTTACATGGATCTGGTGCAATTGATAGGATTGTCCTAACTGGCAAGGAAGATATGACATCAGACAGTGAACGGGAGAGATTAGGAAGGATTTATAAAGCAAAGTTTAACGATTTATATGGAACATTCGGGGACTTACCATTTGATGTAAAATCTTTAAAAATATCAGATGCTTGTTTTTTAGATGGTGGCCCTCCAATAAACGCAAAAAAAGGAATAAATGGCAAGGAACACGACACTGCAAGTCCTGCTGAATGATCTAAGAAGCGAATCAGGTCACGCAATTTCATCAGCCCTTGGGAAATCAACTCAAGAGATGATGGTAAATCTCCTGAACCGGGTGCAACGTAGGCTCTGGGAAGATTTTGCGTGGCCTTTTTTACAGGTCAAAAAGGACATAACCCTACAGGCAGGGTCTAGATACTACGATATTCCGTCTGGAATAACACTGGAGCGTGTGCAAAAAGCCTCGTTCAAAAACGGGTCTTCATGGCATAAAATTATCTATGGAATATCGACTTATGACTACACAATCCACGATTCGGATACAGGGTCACGTTCATGGCCTATTTACAAATACGAAGCGTATGGGGCATCTCAAGTAGAGGTTTGGCCTATTCCCAGTGAGAATGCAAATACAACAACAGGAGATGGCCTATTCAGGTTAGAAGGTACAGGTAATCTTGGGACTTTTGTTTCTATGTCAGATACCGCAGATTTGGACGATCAACTGATTGTTCTTTTTGCTGCCAGTGAATTATTGACTCGACAAAAATCACCCGATGCACAAATGAAAGGTCAACAAGCGCAAGTGCATTACCAAAGATTAAGAGCAAGATTATCCAAAACTGAAACGCTAGTTCTTGGAAGAGAACCAGCACAGAATACCCAAATGCATATTCATCAGGTAAACTAAAAATGCCATACGTCTTAGTGGAAGATTTTAAAGCCGGGATTGACACTCGCAGGACTTCAGTAACGTCTGTGCCGGGTAGTCTGTA